CCCGCGCCAGGGCGAAGACGCCAGCGCCGCCGCGCTGACCCTGGGCAAGCGCATTTCGTCGGCGCTGTACGTGACCTACGAACACAGCCTCTCGGGCACGCTCGGCACGCTGTACCTGTTCTACGACCTGTCACGCCGCCTCACGCTGCGCGGGCAAACGGGCCTGGTGAGCGCGCTCGATCTGGTCTATACGGTGCGCTACGATTGATGGTCAAAACAGGCCGCAGGGCAATCTGGACAAGCGCAGGCAGCTATTGGAAGCAGAGCAGACTGGCACACCTGCGCACACCCTGCCCAGCCCTTACAATGCTCGGCCTGCCTCCCCGTAGTTCAGGGGGAAGCTACAGAGGGGAGTTTGGCTCTCCGTATCAATTTCGTATCGCCTGACCAGGCCACGCATCGCGCAGCATCACGGCACGGCCCTCGGTGCAGGCGTCACCGGCGCGGTGCACGCCACCAGCGCGGCACGCAACTGCAGCTCGTAGCCCTCGCGCCGGTCGATCTCGGCCAGCGCGGACTGCAGCAGCGTCCACGGCGCCACGCCCGGCGCCAGGGCCTCGGTGGGCATGGCCGGGCGGGCGGGCACGGGCTCGGTGCAGGCTACCGGAACGGGCACGTGCACACGTGTGTACACGGGTGTTCCGGCGCAGCCCGCGCCCAGCAGGGCGATGGCGAGCAGCGGTACAAACCGCTGGCGCGAATGTTCCAGCGCGTTCCAGAATGTTCCGGTCATCGCGCGCCCCTCCCCTGCAGCCAGTCGTCGCCCAGGGCCTGCATGCTGGCGCACGTGTCGGCCGGGTTGCCGGGCACTTGGCGCAGGGTGTGGTCGGCCCTGGCGGCGAGGTCTTGGGCGGCGCTGGCCGCTGCCCGGCGCGCGGGCGCTGCGGCCTGGGCGCGCTTGTCGACCAGCTCGCGCAGATCCTCCACGGCGTCGCTGCACGCGGATGCATCGCCGCGCGCCTGGTCGCGTTGCAGTTGCGCGGCCGTGGCCGCGTCGCGCTGGCCCAGCCAGCTCCAGCCCAGCGCGGCGTTGGCCGCGAGGCTGGCCACCAGGGCGTAGGTCAAGGTTCGCGCGGCCATCATGTCCCCTGGATGCCCAGCACCGTGCCTTTGTCGGTGATGGTGATGACGCGATTGGCCCGCGACGCGGGCACGCGCGTGCTGACGTGCACCCAGGCCTTTTTGCCGATGCGCTCGTAGATGAGCTGGCCGATGCCCAGCACCGAGACCTTGGGCGCCAGCGCACGGGCGATCTGCAGGGGCGTGCCGTAGCCGGGCGCCACGATATCGGCGGCCTGGCCGGTTGTGTGGTCGCTGGACGTGACGCCGCCCACGGCCGCGTTGAGCGCGCGGCAGCGGTAGCCGCTGGTGACGTTGACGGGCACGCCGCCCAGGGCGGCGCGGATGCGCTCCAGCACCTCGGCGGTGGCGCGCAGGCGGGCAACGGCCTCGGGCGTGGGCGTGTTGTCGATGCCCAGCTCGCGGGCCTTGGCGCTGGCCACCAGTTCGGCCAGGGTGAAGTGTTCGGTGAGTTGCATGGCTATCCCTCTTTGACGCGGGTGCGGACGATGAGAACGACAAAGCCCAGGGCCAGGCACACGTCCTGCACGGTGGGGCCTTGCAGCGGCATGAGCAGCGCGAGCAGCTCTGTGGTGCTGGGGGGCATGGGCAGGTAGCGCCACAGGGGGGCCACCAGGGCACCCGCGCCGCCCAGGGCGAGCAGCAGCCAGGCCAGGGCCTTGAGCCACTCTGTGACGCGCTCGCGCAGGCCCAGGCCGGGGCGGCAGGGGGCAGTGCGCTCCAGCTTGTTGAGGGCCTCGGCCAGTACGACCAGGCCCGCGAGCACGTGGATGGTTTGCAGCGTGGTCATGGCATGCCCTCCCCTGTTTGCGGTGCGCCGGAGACGCGGCGAATGGCGGCCATGAGCACCTGCTGGGCGCCGCCGCCCACGGCGAATGCGCCACCCAGCAGCAGCGACTCGGGCACCGAGGCCAGCAGCAGCGCCAGGGGCGTGAGGTAGCCCGCCGTGAGGCTGGATGCAAAGGCAACGGCCATGCGCCGCAGCGTGGTGCGCACCAGCTGCTGCCAGGTGTCGCCCGTGGCGGGCACGCTGTTGAGCAGGATGATGGCCACGAGCGAGCCCGCGAAGCCTGCGATGAGCAGGTCAGCCCGCAGGCCCAGCGGCACGCCGAAGGCCGAGAGCGCCGTGGTGGCCGTGGCGCCCACGGCGAGCGTGGCCACGCCGGCAGCGGTGGATGTGGGCTCAGGCATGGGCCCTTCCTTTCAGGCAAAAAAAAGCCCGCTGGGCGGGCGGGCTGGTGGTGGAGTGCGGTGGCGGCATGGCTATGTCCCCCGCGACTTGTCGCAGTGGCCGGGGTCAAGCGCATCGAGCAGCCTGCACAGCAGGCACCCCCAGCGGCGGCCGCCGTCGCGTGCGCGGGCGGCGCGGCTGGAGATGGTTTCGTCTTCGTGGCCGTTGGCGGCCACATTGACAAGCTGGTCGAAGCCGATGGCGATGCGCCAGGCCTTGGCCGGGTTGGCCAGGATCGACCACACGTAGCGCACCAGGGCCACCAGTGGCGCCAGGGCCAGAACCGGCAGCAGCGCGAGCAGAGCCAGGCGGGATATGGTCATTGCCATTCGCATACCTCCCACGCCACGGGGCCGTCGCCGTACCATTTACTATTTGCGGTTCCTCGCCGCCCACATCGCACGCGCAGCACCCCAGGCGCCACAAGCTGCACCGACGCGAGAGACATGTCATATGTCCCGGATGTTGCGGATATAGCCGTGTTCATGGTGCAAGTGGCTTTACCCAAAGTCACAGGATTGATAGGTACGTCAACATACGGTATGACCGAATAATCACCAGCTCCGGTAGGGACAGTAGTTTCACCGCGCTGCACGGACTTAATGCCGCCGCCCGGGAATAGGTCAGACAAATCGGGCATGTGCTACGGCCTTTCGCTGTCTTGCACGGGTGCACCGATGATTGCGGAGGGGTCGATATCGTGACCCGCTTGCTGTATCAGTGCCATGCCAGCGGGCAAGTCGGGGTTGTCCAGATCGATGTACTTGCGCACGCTCGCATCGCGCACCACGGCCGCAACCACCGGCGTGGCGTCGGCCAGGATCGCCCATTTGGCCGGCCCGAAGCGATCGAAGAACGCGCCGACGCTGATGCGACGCACCTCTGGAGCGGGTGCCACCGGCACATGCACGAACACCGGCTGGCCCGCAGCGCTTGCCTCGCGGTCGTAGCACTGGCCCAGTAGTTGCGCGTCGTATGCGTCAATCTCGACGACTTGCGGACAATCAATCGGCGCCGATGACTGGGTCACAGCGACAACCGTATCTTTGTCGCTCAAATGTGCGTAGTAGATCATGATGGGTAATACTCCGTAAGCTCCCAGGAGACATAGCGTTCTGCACTCCCGAACAAATTTGTAAATGCCGATGTGGCAGTGACAGACGCACCGCCACCCGTTAGCGTTATGTACCCCGTTGCTGGTGCGATATCCGCCTCGTTGGACGGTGCAGATCGCGTGATGCCCAGCATCCGCAGCTCTGAGAATGCTGGATTTACGGGAGTAATTGCAACCGACTGCGTATTGACAGAAATCGATAATGCAATAACGCCGCGCTGTATCAACTTGACGTTGCCGCCGCCGAAATTGTCTCCAAAATTTGGCATTTAGAACCACCCTGTTTCGTCGTCGAGATAAATGAGCGAGAACCGAGCGCGCAGCATCTCCAGCCGCATCACGCCGGTTTGCCCTCGGATTTTTTTGCCCTGCGGGTCGATGCGTGCATTGCGCGACCGCGACAGGTCTGTGATTTGCACGATGTCGCGTGGCGTGGGCGATGCGGGCAGCGTCAGCAGGGCCGGGGCCCTGAACACGTAGTGCATGCCGACTTGGGCCGCCATGTCCGCTACGACCTGGACGATGGGCGCTGCGAACGGCGCGCCAATGAGCCACCAGGACAATGGATCTGCGGAGGGGTCGTCGGCAGTGCCAATGGCCACGCCGGGGTCATCGCCCCGGCGCCTATAGACTTGCCCGTTGATGGGGCTATAGACGACATCGCCAGCGTGATAAAAACCTCCGTCTAGGTTTGACTTCCAGCGGGTGGCGCCCACGGCGGCGGCGGCCGACGAAACAAGGATTGCGGTTTGTGCTTCGCTTTTCGCTGCCGCGCCGGCCGATTCGTCAGCGCTTATTGCGCTCGCATGCGCATCGAGGGCGTTTTGGTAAGTCGCCTGCGCAATCGCATTGACTTGCAGGCGGTGCGGCGTGAGCGCCGCGACGTGCGCGTCGGCGTGCGCGTCGAAATCAGGGTCTCCGATAAACGGTGCAATGGGCAGCTCCGCAATCGGCACGGGGACAACAATGGTCATAGGGCCTCCAAATCAATATCTCCCACGGATTCGTGGACGTTGGACACGTCAAGCGGCATGCGGCGATAGACGCCAAAGACAGACACGGGCTCCGCATAGCCGTCCATCGTGTCGCCGTCCAGTCCGGCCCACAGCGCGGGCACGGCGTCGAGCTGCTGGCGCACGCGCAGGTACTTGACCGCGTTGCTCTTGGGCATGACGACGCGCACGCGCAGGGATGGCGAACTCTTGATGGGCACCAGCGTGAAGTTGCCCCATTTGTCGCGCTCGATGGTGCTGAAGTTGAGGGCGTCGTTGCGGGGCGACCAGCAGGCATGCCCGAGCCAGGTGCTCATGCCCACGGCCGCCTGCTCCACGCGCACGGGGCCACCGGCGCGCGTGAGCGTGACGGTGACAACGGCGCCGGAAAACGGCGGAAGGTCGTGCAGCACCAGCGATGGCTGCGTGTAGTGGCCGCCGAAGTAGTAGTCGCTCCACGTGCGCGAGCTGCGTGCGACAAGGCTGCGCTCGATGCGCCGCACTTCCTGGCCGCCCACAGTGATCGATACGACCACGGCATGCGCGTCCAGGCCGCGCAGGAACAGGCTGTTGAACCGGCGGCCCGGCGCCAGCGTGAACGCGAGCGGCGAGGCGCCCACGCTGGCCGCGTTCGTGAGGTGCCGGAACATGGCCCAGCGGTTTGTTTCGCCGAGGTCAAGCCAGTACTCCGGCGCGGCCGCGGGCGGCTGGCCCGTGGGCGCCAGGCACTTGTAGCGCTTGCGGGTTTCGGGCAGCGCGAGGATTTCTCCGGCCGCCCAGACACGGTCTGCCCAGGGCAGCTCGCCAGCGCTCTCGTCCACTTCGGGGATGCTGCATGCAAGCAAATGCGCGGACTCCAGCGCGAGGGGTGGGATGACGATCACGACTCTTCCTCCTTTCTTAAACTACGTTCCACCAGATGCTTGCGCCGTCTTTCCAGGCGACTTGCAAAGCGAACCCCGCAACTGGTTTGTTGCAAACCAAGTCGCTGTCAAACATGCCCTTGGGGCCGCAGATCAAGGTGCCCGTCTCCTGCCGCGCGACGGTGAAGGCCCCGGAGCTGGGCCACGTCATGTGCAGGTTCAGGAACTCAATGCGGTCGCCCAGTTGCACGTCAGCGCGCTTGGGCAGGTACATCACGATTGCGCCGCCGCCTGTCCACACGCTGTACGTCGCGCCGGGCTGCAGGACGCCGCCGTGGGTTTCGCGCAGATAGCGCGCCCGCGCGAGATCCCGCGCGAACGCGAGCGATGGCGTGCCAGAGGTGCCCGCTGGACCAGTGGCACCAGTGGCCCCCGTCGCCCCTTGCGTCCCCGTGGCACCCGTGGGGCCTGGGATGCCCTGGTTGCCCGTGGCACCCTTCGCACCTGTGGGGCCTGTGGCGCCTGTTGCACCCTGCGGCCCGGTCGCTCCCGTGGGCCCCTGGAGACCTTGGGCGCCCGTCGCGCCAGTGGGCCCCGCAACGCCCTGCGCCCCTGTCGCTCCCGTCGCACCTTGCGCCCCCGCAGGGCCGACGAATGCACTGGCGCTGGCGCGGTAGTCCCGTTCCGGGCGGGCCACCATGATTTGATCCGACGGCAGGATTGGGCCGGGCAGTGGCCGCAGGCCGAGGAGCGTTGTCATACCCGCAGCTCTAGTGCCGACGCGCTGCTAGCGATCTGCATCGCCTGCGCGCCGCGCGTCACGCGCAGCAGCACGTCGGCAGTGTCGCGCGTGTGCTGCCCGATGTCGCCAAGGCGGGTGCCCTGGCTTTCCACGGCAAGCGCCAGGCGCTCTATGGCGCGGGCCATCTCTGCGCTTGACCCGCCGCCCGAGAGCTGCGAGAGCATGTCGCGCGTCTGGCCCGCGCTATAGATGCGGGCCGCGCCAGTTACCTCCAGCTCGGGGCCTTCTTCGCCCACCAAGCGTAGCCCGCCGGCGAACGTGCCGCCGCGCGCGAAGGCCGGGATGCCGTGGTCCTCGAACAGCTTGCGCATGTCGTCGGCGCCAACACCGTACGCATCGGCGATGTCCTCTATCGACCAGTCGTAGAACAATGACATGTTGTACGCCTTGAGCAGATCGTCGGTGCTGCTCGGGTCGAAGCCCTTGAAGTGCCGCAGTATCTTTTCGGCCTCAGTCTCCGGGACGTAACCACCACCACCACTATCGCCGGGGCCAGATCCTCCAATCGCAAACCCACCACCGCCACCGCCACCGCCGCCGCCTCCCGACTTACGCTCGTCCTCCTTCTTTTTTTCCTCCAGGATGGCCTCGCGCAGGGAGTCAACCGCCGCCGTAACGCTAACGACTGCAGCAGTGGTGCCACGCACCGCCTCGATTTCCGCGCGGCTGGCCACCAGCAGGTCGTCCAGGTAGCGCAACTGTTCCTGGGCCGTCTCCAGCGCCTGTTCATCCACGCTGAGCTGGTCGCCGGCTGCCATGCCCAAGGTTTCGAGCTGGAGGGCCAGCTTGAGCTGGGCCTCCTCCCACGCCAGGCGTGAGGAGTAGGACTCCTGGCCCATGCCGCCGCGCATGGTGTCGATGGCGCGCGACAGCTCGGCCTGGTCGGGCAGGTAGCCGCTGTTGCCTGCGGTACCCACGGCGTCGTCGATGAAGCGCTTGGCCTGCGCCACGGCCATGGCCGCCGTGGTGTCCACCTGGCCGCGCAGCTCGCGCACGTGGCCCTGGGTCAGCTCGACGATGGCGCGCTCTTGCGCCACGCGCTCCTGGGCCGCTGTGACGCGGGCCTGGATGGCGGTGCGCTCGGCTGCGGCCGCGCGTTCCAGCGCCTGCAGTGCGGCATCGGTGGCTGCACGGCGGGCGTTGGCGTCAGCCTTGGCGGCCTCGGTGGCGGCTTCGCTGGCATTGGTGATGCTGGCGAACGCACCCGAGAGCTGCAGCAGCATGGCACGCGCGCGCTGCCCGGCCTCGGTGCTCGTGTCCTGGGCTTCGACCAGGGCGCGCCACTGGGCGCGGGCGTCGCTGGCATCGATGTCGGGCAGCTGCAGGTCGAGCTGGCCGAGGGCCTCGGAGAGCTGGCGCTGCACGGTGGCGCGCTGTTCCTCGGGCGAGTAGAAGTTCTGGTAGTACGTCGCTGCGTTTGCCACCAGGGCGTCAATGCCGCCGCTGAAGTCCATGAGCGCGGCGCGTGCGTCGTCGGTCATGGTGGCAAACCAGTCGAACTGCTGGCCCATGAGGTCGAACGCGGTGTTGATGGCGCCGATCTGCTGCACGGTGGCCGCGAGCTGCTCCATGGTTACCGAGTCGCCCAGGCCGGTGAGCATTTTTTCTGCCCAGCCGGGAATGTCCATGTCCAGCAGGGCCTGGCGTGTGTCCTTGGCTATGGCAGAGAGGTAGAGCTTCCAGCCCTCCTCTCCGTCAGCGAAGATGCCGGGCGCCCACTTGCTGGTGCGGTCGTCTTCCCAGTCGCGTACCTTCTCGCCTGCGCGCGTGATGCGCAGCGAGCCAAAGCCCGGATCGTCGGAGCTGTCGTCGCTGTACGCGGTCATGACGCTGTAGCCGCCGTCCTGGCCGAAGGCCCTGGCCAAGCCGTTGAGCGTGTCGCCCACGCCCTTGGCCACGGCGTCAACGCCCGCCTGGGCCTGTGCGCTGTACGTGCCTGCGGTGCCGGAGCGCCGGAACACGTCGTTGCCCCCGGTGAGGGTGGTGCCGTCGTATTCAGCCGCCGCGCCCCAGTGGGGGGTGCCGCTGCGGTCAAGGCTGCTGTACAGCGAGAACAGCGCGCCCAGGCCAAGGCCGATGGGCGCCAGGGCACCGGCAATCATGCCCATGCCGGGCAGCACACCAGCGCCGCCCGCTGCGATCAGCGAGCCGCCAGCACTCAGGGAGCCGCCCAGGGTAGTAGCGCCCGTGAGCCAGCCAGCGCCTGCCGCAGCCGCGCCGCCCATGGCACCCACGCCGCTGAGGATGCTGCCAGCGCTGCCCATGGTGGAGAGCGCACCGCCCCCCGCACTGGCGGCCGCTGCGGTGCCTGCGCCGAAGACCGAGGCGCCGATGCTGATGATCCAGCGCTTGATGGTCATTTGGTACAGCAGGTCGAGCACGGCGGCCTTGAGCGTTTGGCCCAGGCGCTTGAAAGTGCCCGCGCCGTCCTCGAAGACGTTGACGAACACGTCGTGCGCGGTCTGGTCGATGCTCTGCCACATGGACTGCCAGGCGGTGAACTCTTCTTCGCGCGCCTGCTTCTTGCCCAGCAGTTCGTTGCGGCGCTTGAGGCCGTCGATCTCCTGCGCCAGCGCGATTTGTTCGCGGCTCATGGTGCCGGTGATGGCGTCGCGCCGCTCCAGCTCGGCCAGGGTGGCTTCCTTGGTGAGGATGATGGCTTCGTTGCGGGCGCGCAGGACTTCGACCTGCTGCGCCTGCGTGAGGCCGATCAGCTCGATCTCGCGCTCCAGTTCTTCGTTGGACTGCAGGACGGCGGCAGCAGATTGCTCCATACCCTGCACGACCTTGACGCGCTCGACGCGCAGGGCCTCCAGTGCCTGCTTTTCTTCGGCGGTGCGCTTGATGGCCTTTTCCTGGTCCAGCATGGACTTGAGGCGCTCGCCGATCAGTGCGGACTCGGCCTCGGTCACCTTGACCTTGCCGCTGCGCAGTTGCTCCAGCACGTCAATGGCGGCCTTCTCGCCCTCGGTGAGCTTCTCTTCGGCCACCAGCTCCAGGGCAAGATGGGCGGCACGCTTGTCGATGCTTTCGATCAGGGCGTCAACGGGGTTCTTGGCGGCGGCGGCTGCCTTGCCCGATTTTTCGACCACGTTGGAAAAATCCAGCTTGGGCTTGGCACCTTCCGCCGCCGCGCCCACGGTCTCGATTTCGGCCATGCGCGCCCGGATGCGGCCGCCCATGGTTTCCTCGCTGAAAGCCGCCTGCACCCCTTCGCCGAGGTCTTTGATGATGTCACCGGCACCGCTCATCCCGGAGCGCAGGGCGTTCACCGCCCCATCAAACTCCCCGCTGGCAATGAGCCGCATGGCCTGGGCAATGGAGCCCATGGAGACGCTGGCGGCAGCAGCGTAGGCTGCGATGGACTGCCCGCCGATCTTCAGCAGGCGAATGACATACTGCACGCCATCGGCCAGGTAGGTCAGGCCGGTGATGCCCGCCTTCGTCCACTCACGGATGGAGCCGTCAGCCGCCAGCTTGCGCACTTCCTCGCGCATGCCGCCCGTGCCGTTCATTACGTCAAGCAGCGCCTGCGCCCCCAGGTCGAGCGCGGGCACCATGCCGGTGACCAGTTCCTTCTTCCACGCATCGCCCGTAGTGGACAGGCGGGTGATGTTGTCGTCGAGGTTGGCGGCAGCGGCGGCCTGCTCGGTTGTGATCTTGGCCTGCAGTTCGCCTGCAGCGGCCAGGTCGTTAAAAAACGGCAGCGCGTTGGCCCCTTCCTTGCCCAGCAGCGCAATGGCCACGGCGCTCTTGCCTGCGCCATCCTTGAAGTCGGCCAGCTTGCGGGCGATCTCCTGAAACTGCTCGGCGGGCGACTGGCGGCGAAACGCTTCCATGTCGATGCCCAGGGCCTGCAGCGCCTTGGACGCGCCCTTGCTTTCCTCGGTGGCGCCCGCCAGGTTGCTGGAGAGCTTTTGCATCATGGCGCCGAGCTGGTCGGCGCCCACGTCGTTGTACTTGCCCACCGCCAGCAAGGCGCTGAGCGCCTCGACGGTTTCGCCGGTCTGCATGCGCAGATCGTCCAGGCGGGCGCCGGTTTCGATCACCCCGGCCAACAGGTTTTTGAATGCGCTGACGGCAAAGCCAGCGGCCAGGCCGCCCGCGATGGCGCCCACCGTGGTGGCGACTTTCTGCTGCAGGCCGTCAAAGGTGTCTTGCACCTTCTTGGCTGTAGCCAGGGCGGCCTGCTCGGTCTTGCTGAGGCCGCTGGTGTACTCGGCGTACTCCAGGCCCAGCTTGACGATGAGAGAACCGAGTGCGGACATGGTTACTCCCCTTCCTTTTGCCGCTGCTCTGCGTCATAGGCGAGCACGGCTTTTTCCATGGTTTCAATGCCTGCCAGCACCTGGCGGCGCTGGCGTGGGATACGGATGCGTTCGCGCAGCCAGGCCAGCACGCTGGCGTAGTTCAGGCCGGTGCGCTGGCCTGCCAGCCCGGCGTACTGCCACTGGGTGCGCAGGGCCAGGAAGGCGGCGACGGTGCGCTCGTTGTCGGCGTGGACTGGAAAGCGGTCGCCCGCCTGGGGTTTGGCGGCGCGCGCAATCTGCTCGGCCACGCGGTCGATGTCGGCCTGCGGCGCGCCGTAGGCCTGCATGGCTTGCAGGATGCTTTCGTCGGGGGCGAAGCGGCCGAGATCCTCGACGCGCTCACCGGCCCACCAGCGCGCCGCCGCGATCAGTTTTTTTCCTTGGCGCCTACGTTGTGCTTCCAGTAGACGGCCATGGCGTCGCGCACGGCGCCGGAGAGCTGCAGGAAGGCCTCGAAGTTCTGCGGGGTGAACTCGACGGGCTTGCGCTCTTCATCGACCATTTCCCAGCCGGTGAGGACTTCGCGCAGCAAATCGACGTTGGAGAGTTCCAGCAGGCGCTTGCGGTCGGCTTCGTAGGTGCGGCGGAAGATGCCGACGAACGACTCTTCGCGCCAGCCGCCCGACTGGGTGGCGACGTTGACGGTGACCTTGGCCTTGAAGGTTTCGGTGGGGGCGAGGATGAACATGGAAAAACTCCGGTACGGGTGAAGCAAGAAACAAAAAGGCCCACCGCTGGGGGTGGGCCTTGGGGCGCGCAAGGGGTGCGCGGTTAGCGAACGATGATGCGCAGCTCGTCGTCGC